CCGGAGATGGTGGTTCAGAAGCGTGGAAAATTACCAATGTTCTTGGAGATGGAAAGTTTAGAGCGGTGCCGAAAGCTGTTTTTACTGATAAAAGCGACTTAGGACTTGAGAGATTAAGATATCAAGGATTTTATGAAATTGGTCATTTTGCGCCAACATCAGAAAAAGGAACAATGAAAGTAGGTGGCAAAAAATATGAATATATTAAAACAGTAGTAGGAGAAGAATTTGACATCTCAGGCAAAGTAGATACTAACAATCCTATTTATAGATTCTACGAGAAAGATCTAGGCAGTTATCTAAGAAATAAATTCGGAGCAAAAGAAATAGTTGATCCGCAGGGAGTAAAATGGTTTGAAATAGATATTAAACCTGAGATGGCTAATGCTCCGGTAGAAGCGTTTGGTGCTATTCCACTATTGACAGCTTTACAGGGTGAACAGAACAGTTATAATCAAGAAAAGGGTAGTTCCGTTCCGTTTGTTGATAAACTTAAGCAACCTTTATTCATAAATAAATAATATGGCAGAGGAAACAATAAAACAAAAAGTAGAAAAAGAGGAAGTAGAGGGTAAGGATTACAAACCCACCGATCAGGAAACAAAGACGGCATTATTCCTTGAGAAAAGAATCAAGGAGATGAAGCAATACAGAAAGAATTTGAAAATAGAGGAAGAGTGGAGGGAAGCAGATAGAGAATATATTCCTTCCGATATTCCCCTCACGACCAAGAAAAGATTGGAACAGAACGAAGATACAGGGATTCGTTCAAAATTAGTGACAGTTTCAACGGAAGAAGACGATTGGAGGTCTAGTATTTCCGATCCCACTCTTCTTGCCAAGATACAAACGGCATTATCAATAATCATAGATAGAGACCCCAAGGCGGTGATGAACGCCTTTATCAAAAAGTTTGAGAAAACTTCTAATTTAGCCAATGCCTTATGGAAAAGGAACTGGAAAATATCAGGATCAAAGCATGTGCTTAAACTGATAGCTTTTGATTTGGCTAAATACGGATGGGCGGTAGAAAGAACGTATCCGTGCATGATAAAATACAACAAGAAAATACTGACCGAGTATGACGAAAAGAATCCGGAAAAGTCCAAATACGAAGATAAGGAACTGGTATGGTATAACGATGTCAAAAAGCAGAGGCTTGATCCTTACCGAACATGGATAGATGAGATGGCTAGACCTTACGATATTTACTCAATGAACGAAGGATACTATGAAATAGACTACTCTTATGACGCAGCCAAGATAGAATTCGGAGAGTATAAGAACTTTGATAAGATAGGAAGCTCGGCAAAGAATCAGGATGAAGAAGGAATGTCCGAAGAGAGGAAGGCACAGCTTGAAACCGAAAGGAAAGATATAATAACATTCGGATTCTACGAAAACAGGCTGAAAGATTTATACGTCATTTATGTTCCTCAGAAGAAAATAGTGCTATACGAATCCCATTTGCCGAATGATGACGGATTATTAAGCATTTCTCATACTCCTTGGATACTGAGAGATTCTAATATGCCTTACGGATTATCGCTGTGGAAGATAATCAAAGGAAAGAAAGAACTGTATGACAAGATGATGAATATGACGATGGATCAGCTGGTATTGTCAATTTTAAAGATGTTTTTTTACACGGGAACTACTGATTTATTCGCAGATGGAAAGATTAAAATAGTTCCCGGCAAGGGAAAACAGATTCAAGATGGGAAAGTAGAGTGGTTGAATGTTCCTCCTCCGGGAAAAGAAGCATGGGATGGTTTGCAATATCTTAAATCCGGAATGGATGATGACTCAGGGATTACTCCAACGCTTGAAGGGGAGGTGACAGGCAAAACTCTCGGAGAAATACTTCACGCCAAAGAAGCGTCGTTGAAACGATTAAAGACTCCCGTTGAGAATATTTCATATCTTATAGAGAATGATGCATATATAACATTATCGTGGATGAAGCAGATATACTCTACTCCGGAAATAAAGAACTTTGCCGATTCAACCGAATTGAGAGCATACGAAGAAGAAAATGGAGTGCAACACGCTGAGCTATTCGGGAAATCTAATCCTGAAACAGGCGAAATAGAAGATTACAAAGCGACATTTTATCCTGAATTATCCCTTGATCTGGAAAGTAAGGGAGGACAATTATACGAAGCGAAAGAATCAAAGTATTTTCAGGTAGGAAGAGATATAAAACTGGAAGATCTTGGATGGAGAGGGATTATAGATGTTGTTCCTACATCAATTCTTGCGCCTTCGGAAGAATTGGAAAAACAAGCTATCGGAGAAATATTTAGCTTGATAGTTCCTTTATTAGGACAACCGCCAGATTTAGTATTCAAGGCATGTAAACAATTGCTTAAATCAAGAGACCAAGACCCGGAAGACTGGTTGCCTGATCCTTGGCTGGAAATGGATAAAGGGAAGACAAGACAGCAGTTATTCATTAACAATCCTGCTATGCAAGGGATGATTCCTCCTGAACAGGGCGGAGTAGCGCCACAAACGGCTAATCAAGGGCAAAGTATGCAGGCGCAAACAGGCATAACTCCGAATCAGGGAGCTCAAAAAGTAGTGCCTAATAATCAGATCTCCAATAATGGATCGAGATTTGGACAAGTAGGAGGAGCAATTAAGAAAGCATTAGGAATGTAATGAGAAAGAAAAAGGTTAAACAATTGAAAAAGGAATATTTGGAACTAGAAAACAATAATGTAAATTATGATATAAAGGGTCGAGTAGTGGAGGGAATAACATTTAGACAGTTCAAAAAAAATGCCGACAAAAAATAAAATAAGAACAGATACAGGTTGGATTATAAGAAAAACTATTGAAGGTTTGCCTGAAGCCGGCAAGAAGGTTGGAGGAGCAATAGGGAAAACGGTGGGAAAAGCGATGCAGGTTCCGGCAAAGGCAGTTTCCGCAGTAGGAAAGGCGTTTAAGAGTGCTAATGAGCGTGTTAAGAACTATCCTGTATTAACCGAAGAAGAAATAAAAAATAGGAAGAACAATAACGAGCTATTGAAGAAATCGTTAATGAAGTATAAAGCGAAAAATCCAAGAATAAAGATTCCGAAAAGATTTGAAGAATTACTAAAATGAGTCCAATAACAAAAAAAAGGTTAATAAAAATACTTCACTCAGATGACTTTGAGGGAATATTGGAATTATGCAGAGAAGTAGTGGATAAGTGGAACGATCAGAATGTAATAGGAAGCACCGAATACGAAACATTAAAAATGTTATTTATGAGAGAAGGTAAAAAACAGGGTTTGAAAGAGTTCTTTGACGCTTTTGAGAACCCAGAATAATATGGAATTAGTAAAACAAATAGCGCAAGAGTTAAGGGAAAGAGGCAATAAAACGATAAAATCTCTATTCTGGAATCAGAGCAGGGGTAATCTTAGTGTATTTTACAAGTCCGGAAAAGCGATAAATTACCCGGCAGAAGGGGTATTGGATGCAGATTTAACAGTTAAAGAAATTTGTGATAATATAGAATAATATGATGACAGGAAACAATGTCGCTACTTTATCAGATAAGAATAAAAGAAACGATATTGAGGTTGAGATAAACAAAGGTGGCGAACAAAAAGAATATGTAGAGATAAGAGTTAAAGACGATAGAGGCGAATGGATAAAATCCTATATTAGCATTAAAGAATTATATGGGTTAATATTTATGCTAGTGGGAGAGGAAGAACAAAAAGATATGATGCCTGTCCAGAAAACGGAAGTAAGGGTTTACGAAAGACAACATAGGATCAAGCTGAATAAGAACATGAAGAAAGGGGATATAGTAGTGGCAAATTGCCGAATAGAAGTGCCGTTGATCGTTGAAGAAGGATTATCAGGGCTTGTGAGAAAGAGAGCAAAGCGGTTAGGTATTCTAGTTCCAGAATAAATATGGTATAATGGAATAAAAGGTAAATTAAAGGTCGTCATTCTCGCTTTCTTTGGCGAGTAAAATAAAAAAGTAAAACATGACAAAAATATGGCAAGAACAAAAAAAGAAGCAGAGTTAGATCCACGATATGCCACAAAGGATGATATAAAGAGCTTGTTAGATGCGATGGTGAAATTATCAAAGGAAATTAAACCCGTTGCTGAGATTCCCGGAACAGCTGATATGTCTAAGGTAAAAGAATCGGTGCCTGAAATGAGGAAGGAGATAGATGAACAAATGGAGAGAGGTTTATCAGAAAAAGCGCCAGTTCCTCCAGCATGGAGAAAGATGGTAGACGAGATATTGGGAATTGAGTTCGGAGTGGATGTGGTTTATCCTCAATCTGGATCTGGATTCTTGTTCAGGATAATCGTTCCTCCTGAAAGATCTAATGCGTCAGAGGCGCATAAGAACTTTTACGGAGCGGATGTCAGAACTAAAGCTGTTTCGTATTCCGATGGAATAGAAGGAGTCAGAAAGTTCTGCGAAATGGTCAAGAAGAATTTAGAGAAAAAATAAAGGTAAAAACATGAAAATAAAACTAACAATTTCAGAAAGAGTATATGCAATTTCCATTATCAATCAGTTCAAGGG